TGCTTGCTTCCATTGATTTGCCAGAGGCTAAGCTCTTGTCTGAATACCTCATGTTGCAGAAACGTGTGGCTCAGATAAGCAGTTGGCTTGAGGAGGTGTGTGATACAGGTAGGGTGCATGGTAGTGTCATTACCAATGGTGCTGTCACTGGTAGGATGACACACAGTAAGCCAAACATGGCACAGGTTCCTAACAAAGGAAGCCCTTATGGAGAAGACTGTCGTGAGTTGTGGACTGCTGATAAAGGTAATGTCCTTGTAGGTATTGATGCCAGTGGCCTTGAGCTTAGAATGCTGGCACATTACATGAAGGACGAGGCCTATATTAAAACTGTTTGTGAAGGGAGTTCAAAAGATGGCACTGATGTACACACGCAAAACCAAAAAGCAGCGGGTCTATCAACAAGGGATGAAGCGAAGACGTTCATCTATGCCTTTCTATACGGTGCAGGGGCAGAGAAGATTGGTAAAATTGTCGGTGGTAGTGCTCGTGATGGACAAAAGCTTATCGAAAGTTTTCTTTCCAACACTCCCGCACTCAAGGGTTTACGCAATAACGTATCCAAGTATGCGAGCAAGGGTTTTGTGCCGGGGCTGGATGGTAGAAAAATTTGGGTACGTTCCGAACACTCAGCAGTTAATACGCTATTGCAAGGAGCTGGCGCAATCGTAATGAAACAGGCTCTCGTCTTGTTAGATGAGAAGCTTAGGAAGAAGAAAGTTTGGTATGGCTTTTGTGTCAATGTCCATGATGAGTGGCAGATTGAAACAAAAGAAAAAGATGGCGAGCTTGTAGGAAACCTTGGAGTACAGAGCATACAAGAAGCAGGAACCTTGTTAGGCTTACGTTGCCCTGTATCTGGAGAGTTTAATATAGGTAAGACATGGCGTGACACACATTGAAAAATGTGTTATAATATTGTTTTTAGACAAAGGAAAAAAGATGAACCAAGTTAAAGTAGTGGGTAAATTGTTCTGGGCTAAGCACATGGACACACCTAATCGTGAGTTCAATGCAGATAACAATCGCTTTGAGATTTGTATCGGTGGCCTGAGTGATTCCATTGCACAACGCCTTACATCAGAGCTTGGTGTTAAGGTGAAGGAGAAAGCAGATGACAAGTATGGACGTGGCAAGTACATCATTGTTAAGAGTAACTATGTCATCAAGGCTGTCGATGATAAGAACAACATCATTCCTCCTGATGTCATTGGTAATGGCACTGTTGCAGAAGCAACTATCAGCTCTTATACACACAAGATGTCAGCGATGCATGGCAATGCTCCTTCATTGATGCACAGTAAGGACAACGCTGCTCTGCGTATCAAAGAGCTGGCTGCTCCTCCTGTGGTACAGGAAGAAGAAGCAGAAGTAGTTCTGTAATGATTGCTCTTGTAGATGGTGATGTGATGTGCTATCGCATTGCCTTCTCTTGTAAGGATGACTCAGAAAGCCAAGCCATTACAACAATGGCTAACTTTCTTGAGGACATCCTTATGACACAGCTAGGTCTTGAGAGTTGGGAAATCTTCTTAACAGGGAAGACAAACTTCAGGAAAGACATAGCTGTCACTGCCCCTTACAAAGGGAACAGAACACAAGAGAAGCCAGCACATTTAGAAATCCTACGTAACTACCTAGTTACCGCTTGGGGAGCAACGATGAGCATTGATGAAGAGGCTGATGACTTGATAGCAATTCGAGCAACAGAACTTCAAGACGATTGCATCATTGTCTCTGTGGATAAAGACTTCAATCAGGTGGCAGGATGGCATTACAATTTTGTGAAACAAGACAAGTACTATGTCTCAGAGGAACAAGGACTCCGCTTCTTCTACAAGCAAATGTTGATGGGCGACCGAGCAGACAACATTGTGGGTATCAAGGGAGTGGGGGATGTGAAGGCAACGAAGATGCTTGCCAAAGCCAAGACAGAAAGCGAGATGCTTGCAGTTTGCTTGGAGGCTCTGGGCGAAGAACGAGTTAAAGAGAACGGACTTTTATTATGGCTAAGGCGATTCCCAGAACAGATGTGGTTCCCTCCAGTTTCTGGCTCGGAGGTTGTGAATGGAAAGTAGTTTACGTTGAAGAGTTTCAAGACTTTGGTACATGTGACCCGGGTAAATATGAAATACTTATTCGTGCCAACATGAACGAGCAAGCAACAAGAGCCACCTTCTTTCATGAGCTTGTACATGCAATTAAATTCACAATGGGAGACACAAGCCACGATGAAAAAGAAGTTGAAGGATTCGGAAACCTCCTCTGTCAGTGGTACAGAACAAAGGTATAACGACAATGAATGGACAGCAGCTAGGTTTAGAAGCTTTGTTGTTTCTGCTTTAAGAACAGCTACACGTAGATGGCCTCCTAAGTTCAAAGCTTTGAAGGCAGCATACATCGGTAGGAAGGTTAACAAGAAGACAAACAAGATGGCAATGCATTACTCTTGTGCTCATTGCTCAAGACACTTCATTGCTTCTGATGTACAAGTTGACCACATCTTCCCTGTTGTTGACCCAAAGAAAGGCTTTGTTGATTGGGAAACATACATAGGTAGAATGTTCTGTGAGAAAGAAAACTTACAGGTGCTGTGCAAACCATGTCATTCAAACAAGACAGCTTTAGAGAAAGAAGAGAGGAAAGAATATGGGAAGACCAAGGAAAAACCCATTGCCAGAACACGTAGACCCAAGCAGCAATGAGCAATGGTATCTATACCTTGTTAACTATTGGGTTCCGTTTCCTAGCAGTGAATATGGTGGCTTGCAATGTATCCTAGCACGTACCAAAGAAGAGGCAGTAGCAGTTATTAAAGAAGCAGCAGGAGACTTCATGGTTGGTTCCTTCAAAGATGCTGATGAACGCATTGAGATGAGAGTTAATAAAGCAGAAGTGTTCCCTGTCATTGGTGTTTATGATGAACCCCATGTTGTTAGGAGTTTTGAAACATGAATATTTCAGTTACAAACTTTCGTGAGAATGAAGATGGCTCAGCCGATTGCTTCTTTGAGACAGATAAAGAAGGCAAGGAAGCTCTCCTTCGATATGGCTTGATAGCTCTGCTTAAAGAAGCCATTGCACAAGGGGCTACATTGGCAGTGCCAGAAGAGGCTGCTGATGGGAGTTAGGCTTGTATGGGCAACACCTAATGGTGAAGCCCTCATTGCAGAGATGGCTCGTGTGTCAAATCCAGACAACAAGAACAACACAGCCACAGCTCCTAAGCTTATTAAATACTTGATAGATAATAAGCACTGGAGTCCCTTTGAGATGGTCAATGTTTGTATGGAAATTGTTACAACACGTGACATTGCTAGACAGATATTGAGACACAGAAGTTTTAGCTTTCAAGAATTCAGTCAGCGGTATGCCATTGCCAATACATTCATTTCATCAGAGGCTCGCCTTCAAGATGAGAAGAATAGGCAAAACAGTCTTGAGACAACTGACGTTGCTCTTCAAGGGTGGTGGACAGACATCCAAGACCGAATGATTCGTGAGTCCACTCTTTTGTATCAGCTTGCCTTAGACAGGGGTATTGCAAAAGAGACAGCACGTAAGGTGCTGCCAGAAGGACTAACAGAAAGCACCATGTACATGAATGGAACCTTGCGTAGCTGGCTTCATTACATTGACATTCGTTGTGACAAAGCAACACAGAAGGAACATCGCCTCATTGCTGAGCAGTGTCGTGATGTTATCAAGCAACTCTTTCCAAGCATTAAGGAATAATATGGACAACGATAAAACACGCTACATGTTTCATGTGGAACAGAAGGGATACAATGATGACTCTTGTAATTATCCTGATATTATATTGACACAATATGTCACCTTTGATAGTGAAGCACGATGGCCTGATGCAATGCGAGCCTTTGCTCGTTTCTTGAGTAATGTCTATGGCTATGATGTTGAAGCAGAGTTTAATAAAACTTATGTAGACCCACTCACTAAGTGGAAAGATAAAGAAGAATGAGACACTTAGTTATTCCTGATACACAATGCAAACCTGGGGTTTCTCTTGAGCATCTGGAGTGGGTTGGCAAGTATGCAGCAGAGAAGAAACCAGATGTCATCATCCACCTTGGCGATCATTGGGATATGCCAAGCCTTTCAATTTACGATGTAGGGAAGAAAAGCTTTGAAGGTAGAACATATCAAGCGGATATTGAAGCAGGGCATGCTGGAATGGAACTTCTTCTGTCTCCGATTAAAGCTGAACAACAGCGTCTTAAAAGAAATAAAGAGAAACAGTGGAACCCACGCCTTGTTTTTCTACTTGGAAACCATGAAGAACGTATTCAAAGAGCTATCGAGAGCGATAGAAAACTGGATGGCCTCATTGGTTATCATGACCTTAACCTCGCTTCTTATGGTTGGGAGTGTTATGATTTTCTTCAGCCTGTTATTCTGGACGGCATTGCTTACTGTCATTACTTTACCTCTGGCGTTATGGGAAGGCCTGTCAGCTCGCCTTCGTTGATGCTGGCTAAGAAGCACATGAGCTGTGTCATGGGACATGTGCAGGACAGAGGCATTGCCTATGCTCGTAGGGCTGATGGTAAGCGCATGACAGGCTTGTTTGCTGGCATCTGCTACCAACACGATGAGAAATATCTAACCCCTCAAACCAACGGCTCTTGGTCTGGTGTGTGGATGTTTAATGAGGTGGTAGAAGGAAGCTTTGATGAGCTGCCTGTTAGTCTCAATTACTTGCGTGAGACTTACGCATGAGCCTCACGTTGTATGACATTGCAGACTTGCTAAGACGTGAGGATTGTGTTACAATATTAGAACTGTTGGACATAAGTAGTGATGACCTTGTTGACAGGTTTATGGATGTGATAGAAGATAAAGCTGATAAAATAGAAAAGGAACTTGAATGAAGAACTATATGGGAAGTTACGAGCAATACATTGCAAAGAGTCGGTATGCTCGTTACTTGGATGATGAACAACGACGAGAGAATTGGGACGAGACAGTGGCTCGTTACTTAAACTTTATGTCAAACCATTTGGAGAAAGAGCATAGCTTCACGCTGGATGGTAAGTTGTATAAAGAGCTGTATGATGCCATCTACAACATGGAAGTTATGCCTTCTATGCGTAGTGTGATGACTGCTGGAAAGGCCTTGGAACGTGATAACACTGCTGGTTATAATTGCTCTTATCTTCCTGTGGATGACCCTAAGTCCTTCGATGAGGCTATGTATATTCTTCTGTGTGGTACTGGTGTGGGTTTTTCTGTTGAACGTCAGTTTATACAAAAGCTTCCTGAGATTCCAGAACAGCTCTTCAATAGTGATACCACTATCGTAGTTGCAGACAGCAAAGAAGGATGGGCTAAAGCTCTGCGTCAATGCATTGCTTTGCTCTACTCAGGTGAGATTCCTAAGTTCGATGTGTCTAAGGTGAGGCCTGCTGGTGCTCGTCTGAAGGTGTTTGGTGGACGTGCCAGTGGCCCTGAGCCTTTGAAGGAATTGTTTGCTTTTGTAATTAACATCTTCAAGAATGCTAAGGGACGTAAGCTCAACAGCCTTGAGTGCCATGACATTATGTGTAAGGTTGGTGAGGTTGTGGTGGTTGGAGGTGTTCGTCGTAGTGCTATGATTAGCCTCTCCAATTTGTCTGATGATCGTATGCGCCATGCTAAGAGTGGTGCTTGGTGGGAGAAAGATGGACAACGTGCATTGGCTAACAACAGTGCTTGCTACACAGAGCGTCCTGACATGGGCATCTTCATGCAGGAATGGACTAGCCTATATGAGAGCAAGAGTGGTGAGCGAGGTGTCTTCAATCGTGAAGCAGCTAAGAACATCGTAAAGAAGAATGGACGACGAAACCCAGACTTTGACTTTGGTACAAACCCATGCTCTGAGATTATTCTTCGACCATATCAGTTCTGTAACTTGTCAGAAATTGTTGTGCGTTCTGATGACACCGTTGATAGCTTGAAACGTAAGGCACGTTTAGCCACAATCTTAGGTACATTCCAGAGCACATTGACACACTTCCCATACCTACGTAAGGTGTGGCAGAAGAACACAGAAGAAGAGCGTCTGTTGGGTGTATCCATGACAGGCATTATGGACAACCCTCGACTCAATAACCCCAATGATATGGGTGTTGGAGTTCTTTTGGAGCAAATCAAGAATGTCTGCATCGCAACCAACCAGCTTCTGGCAGAACAGCTGGGCATTCCTCAGTCGGCTGCCATCACTTGCGTTAAACCTTCTGGTACTGTTAGTCAGCTTACCGATAGTGCTTCTGGTATTCACGCTCGTCATGCTGCTTACTATTATCGTCGTGTACGTGCAGACATTAAAGACCCTCTTACGCAACATCTAGTTGCATCAGGAGTTCAAGCAGAGCCTTGTGTCATGAAGCCTGACCAAACGATGGTGTTCACTTTCCCCAAGAAAGCACCAGAGGGAGCCTTGCTTCGTGATGGCCTGACAGCCATTGAGCACTTGCGTTTGTGGCTTGTATTCCAGCGTCACTGGTGTGAGCATAAGCCCTCTGTCACCATCTCTGTTAAGGAACATGAGTGGATGGAAGTTGGAGCTTTTGTATGGGAGCACTTCGATGAGATGAGTGGTGTGTCTTTCTTGCCCTATGATGGTGGCTCGTATCGACAAGCCCCCTATGAAGATTGCACGAAAGAGCAATACGAAGCTTTGATGGCTATCACCCCTCAAGACATTGATTGGGATAGCTTGATTGAAGTGGAAGACAATGTTGAAGGTACACAGATGCTTGCATGTGTGGCTGGTGTTTGTGAAATCTAAGGAGAATCTATGAGCTTTGTATTTAAGTTTCGTCAGGGCATTGGGTTGGACATTGAGTACAATGAGGACATCTGCCACATTGTTACCAATGGAGAAGATGAACAGGTAGTAGCTTTCTGTGGTGTACTTCTTAAGCTTCCATTCCTAACAATCTACATCGGTGACTTCTTTGATCTAGAAGACACTGAACAAGTGAAGTAACAAAAAAGGGGACTACTAAAGTCCCCTTTCTTTTTGGTAACTAGGAAGTTACTTCAATGGCACTTGGCCTTGCAAGCCTTTGCTGATTAGATATTCATTATAGAAGTCTGTTGCAAACTTGGGGTTTGTCTTATAAAGCTCACCAGTGAGTTGCTTAGCAGCAGCACTACGACTCTTCTCTAGAATGCTCTTAACATACATCTCTTGTTGAAAGCCATCAAGCTTGCTCCATTGTGGGCTGTTCATTGTCTTCTCTAGACCAGCAGCAAAGTAGCCACCAGCAAGCTGTCCATATCGTGACAGTTGTTCTGATGAAAGCTCCACCCTACCAACCTTCTTGCCAATGCCTTTGATGTCTACATCCACTTCATTTAAACGCTTCTGAAGTTCTGTAGGTGTAAACACTTTAACACCAGCAAGCACCTCACTCACGCTTGTCTTAACTGGTTGTCCCATGTTGTCATAACGAACAGGCAGCTTGTCTCGTAAGCCGGGAATGCGTCCCATTAGTTTGTCAGTGAAGCCCACCACTTGACGCTCATATGGGTCAAAGCCTCGTGCAACAGCAGCCACACCAGCAGGAATGACAGTGGTTGAATAAGACTCTACAAAGGCATCACCATATCTATCTGGGTGCAACACAGCAGCCGCAGCTTTAGCAATACCCTCAACAAAAGACTTGTTCAAGATGTTATCTGCTACGCTCTGTGCAGCAGCAGTACCAAAGTGACCCAATATAGCTGCTTCTGTTTTCTTATTCCATGAAGGGTCTCTCTTGTATTCGTTATATGTTTGATGCATGTCAGCAACAATACCAAACAAGCTGGCAAGAGGCTCAATACGAGCATAGCTATACCAAGAGTCTCCAATCTTTACAGAGTATTTAGGTAAGTCTCCTTTAGGGTTGCTGCCTGTAATAGCTCCTTGTTCAACCAACGAGTTAACATACATGGTTGCAGCCATGCCCATCAGTTGTTTAGCAATAAGACGCTCTCTATGTACAGGTTGAGCCAATGCCCAATCAAACTTCCCTATTCCTTTGCCCACCAATGGGTCAATTATTTCCTTACGTGCCAATGCTCCAATACCGGGCATGTATGCTGCACCTTCTTTAAGGATGTTATAAGGAGTTTTAACAAAGGGAATAATCAAAGCACCAACCAAGGGATTCTTAGCTCTGAGTTCTTGTACAACCTTAGCAACACCACCAAGATTTTCTTGGAACACTTTCTCTTTGGCAAAGTTGGAAATCTCTGTTGTTCCTTTGAGGCCAAAGGTTTCACGCATAAGGTTGTCCCAATTCTCTGGGTTCATACGTTGCTCTGTTGCCTTGGCATAAGCTTCTTCTTTAGACACACCAAGCTTCTCAGCTAATATCTCAGCATCCCTGTATGCCTTAGCATTGAACTCCATCCTACGCAGAGTGGCTTTCCAGAACTCATCAATAGCCACACCAGCCTTAGAACCAACACGAAGTACCTTGCCTATTGTGCCGGGGATGGCTTGTGTTGCTTGGTCATACAATACTTCCTTAAGAGCATCAGCCTTAACATCATCAAAGCCATACTTAACCTTAGCATCCCTAAACTCTTTGGCTGTCATGTTGAAAGCAGTTGGGTTAAACTTCAAGTCTAGAGGCTTGCCTGTCACCCATCCAGCCTTAGCAAAGTCTAAGCCTTCTCCAAAGCCTTGAAGAATTCCCTTAAGCATAACAAGGCCTTCACCGCTTTTACGTTGGTCAGCAGAGGATGCTGTCACTTTACCAACAAGAGCTTCAATCTCTCGCAACATAGGAGAGAACAATACCTGTCCAGCACCAGATATGGTATTAGTTGAGATGTTTGTTGGGGCAGTGAGGTAACCATTGATTACAAACTCAGCAGCCATTGCTCGTATCTTCTTGACGCTGCCACCTTCTTTGATGATGCGCCCTGTCATCTCAGTCTTCAAAGCATCAGCTTCTGCTTGTGTCAGTTGTCCACTCTTTAAAATCTCATCAACTGTCTTATGCATGTCAGCCATCTCAAGGATGTTCAACGTGCATTTGGGGTCAAATTTACCAGCCATAGTTTTCCTTATTGACAATCAACACCGGGTTGAAAGAGTCCCTTCACTTCTTTGCCAGCATCAAACTCAGACTTAGCAAGTTTGAAAGCATTGAGGGTGTCAGAAGCTTTTGTTCGTTGTCCTTGGAAGATGCCAAGGATGCCAATGGGCAATTGGCTTCTGTATGTCAAAGTGTTCAGAGCACTCTCTGTCAGTTCACCAGCATCACGCAAGCGATTAATCTCAGCGAGGTTGGCAGACAGAGTGGCTCGTGCTTCTTCATAGACAGGACGGAAGGCTTCAACTTCAGCTCTGTTCCAGCTCTTGTCGATGTTAGGGAAGTTCCCCTTCTCATCTTGCTTGAACACCCAATCTTCTATTGAGCCTTCTTCTCGTTGCATTCTGGCAGCAGCTTTCTCACCAGCCTTCATTGTTCCTTCAAGGCTACCACCAAACTCTCCACGTCCACGAAGCTGTCTTCCCTTAGCACCAAGAACACCAATAGCTTTAGCGAACAAGCTGTTCCATTCCTCATTGGCTGACACAGTAGCTCCACGTGTTTGACCACCAGTGAGCAGCTTCTCTGCATTGGTATTGAAGGGAACACTCTCAGCAAACACAAGCTCTCTTGGAGTGGCAGCAGCACCACCACTCTGGAAGCCTCTAGAAGGGGCAGCAGGAGCTCCAAAAATCTGTCTCACTTCACTCTCAGACAAGACATTACCACGCTGCTGTAGCAGGGGAATACTCATTTTAGTAAACTGTTCTTCTGTTGAAGCACCTAGAACATCCATAGCTTTCTTGATATATCTAGGGTCTGTCAGTGCAGAGATAGGGAGATGTCCAAGCAAGTTACCACCCATCTCTGGAAGTCTTCCTTGTAGTGTTACACGCAGAGAAGGCTCAGCAGGGGCAGTGGGAAGCAGAGGAAGAGAAGTTTGTTGAACAGCAGGAGCTGGCTCTTGAGTACGCACAGGCTGTGTAGCTACAGGTGGTTGAGGCTCTTGAATACGTGTAGGCTGTGGAGCTGCTTGAACAATAGGAGCTGGAGCAGGGGTTGCTGGTGCTTGTTGCACACGTGGTGCAAGCTGCTCTGGAGGAGTTGTACGTACCTTTGTTTCCACCTGTATTGGAAACTCTCTAGGAGCAGGAGCTACCATTCCCTTAAGACGTTCAACCTCAGCCTTCTTGGTTTCAATTTGTCGAATCAAATATTGTTGTGCTGTTCCTTGTTTAGCAGCTTCAACAATTTGTTGTTTGATGACAGGCACTTCACTAGGAGCTGCATTCTTAAATAAAGCAGCCACTTGTTTAGCAGGAGCTTCTGGTGTTGGAGCAACAAGGCCAAACTTAGCAGGGAGGTTTTCTCCTTCTGGAGCTTTGAACAAAGCAGCCACTTGTTTCTCTGTTGGTACTTTGGTTGGTTCTTTCAAACCAATTAAGTCTGCAACATCTTTCTCTGGCTGTTGTTGTTGCACCTTAGCAAGGTCTGCTTCGTGTTTAGCAATCTCAGCTTCTGTCTTGGCAATACGGTCTTCAACAAGCTTAATCTGTACAGGGTCTGCCTTGAATTCAGGGACAGGAACACCTTGAGCTTCTGCCTTACGCATGTAAGCAGGAACAGTGTAATCAACAGGAGCCTGTGTAGCTGTAACAGGTTGTGCTTCTCTGCTAGGAGGAACATCAATAGCTTTAGCCACATCATCAATGGCAGCTTTTGTTGTATCTGCATCTGCTGCTTTGATGGCTCTCTTCTCAAGGAAGTTAATAACTCCTTGGCTAGCCTTACCAATACCAGCACCAAAGACAGTGCCAACAGCAGTGCCTTTGACAGTGTTCATCAAACGGCTTTCTTCCTCTGTAAGCACAGGCTCTAAGAAGCCACCAAGTGCTCCTTGTGCAGCACCCTGCTTAGCCATAGTGCCAACCAGAGTTGCAGCTTTCAAGCCTTTAAGAGCAAATGCTGGAAGAGTTACAGGGTCAGCAATAGCTCCAGCAAACTCACCAGCAAGACCAGCTTTTGGAGCATTAGCAGAAGCAATGTCTGCTGCTGTACGTTCTGCTAAGGCTCGTTCTTTATTAAGACCACCCATGAGGTCTGCAATACCTTTGATGCTACTACCACCAGCATTAATGAGACGTTGCATGGAACCAGTGAAGGCTGTCTCTCCCATCAAGTGAGAGATGATTTGGTCATCTCTGTAGCCATCTTGTCTGGCTCCTGTGATATTAAATCCCTTACGTCTTGCCAGTTCATCAGCAATTTGTGCAGGAGTATATCCATCTTGTAAAGCTCCAACTAAGTCAAAGCGACTAGACGGTTCTACACCAGAGGCTCCAAAGGAGCCCATTACTTGTTCTTCTGGATTTAAAGATGTTGCCATTAATATGCGCTCAAAGGTTTCTGAGGGGTTTTATTAGGCTGTGTTTGTGGTGGAGTTGGTTGTGTTTGTACTGGCGCAGCACCAATGCCTTGCTCTTTGGCTGCTTGATTAACATTGTCATAAATGTTACCATCCTTGCCACGCACTTTGCCTGTCTTAGGATTGATAGCACCAACATACATCTTAACAGGAGGAGCACCCGGAAACTCAGCAGGAACTTGCACAGAAGCTGGCTGTGAGAAGTTCTCTTGGTTTGCTTTCTCACGAGCAAGTTGAAGCTGAGAAGCTCCTTGTGCTTGTATTGCCTTCCAATGGTTTTCCTGAGCTGCATAATGCTGACGCTTCATATCAATCTCAGCTTGTACATTTGCAAGCTTTGTAGTAATATCAACAATCTTTCCCTTAGCAACTGCAATTTCTTGAGCAGACAAAGGCTCATTTGTTGCTGGATTAACACCTGTCCTTACAGCTTGCTCATAGAAGTTTTTATTACCAACATCGCCTCTCATAGCTTCTTCTAAGTTTATCACTTCTAAGCCAGCCTTCTTCAATGTAATGGGATAGAGCTTTGTCTCTTGTTCAAACTTAGCTGTTCTCTGTTTAAACTCTTCAGCAGCACGAGCCTCTCCTGTAACAGCACGTCCTTCAGCAGCTTGAGCACGAGCCTCTTGGCTTGCTGCCAAAGACATCACTTGTTCATCACGTTTAGCAGCACGTGCTCTTTCTGTAGCAGCCATAGCATCTTGTGTCAAGCCACGAGCAGCCAAGCCCTTAGCAAGGTTGGCATACATCTCAGCATCTGTACCACCCATCTTGGTGGCTTCTGCCATTGCTTCGTTTACTCCTTGAATACGAATTTCATTAGGAGCTTTACCACCAAACAAGCGTCCACCAGCATAGCCCAATCCAGCACCAGCATCACGTCCCATTGCTGCCACTTGTTGAAGCAAGCTAAGCTGGTTCATTTGACCCGGAGAGGTCATCATACCCTCAAGGTATTGCTGTTGTGTTTGCTCTGCTGTAGGTAGGTTAAAGAGACTTCCAACTGTATCTGTTGCCATGTTTATGATCTCCAATAGCTTGAACTAGTATTATTTGGTGTCTGCTCACTATAAGCTGGATTGATTGCCACAGGAGCAGTTGTAAATAAACCACTAAATGGGTTTC